AGGTGGTTCTGCTACAGTTCACTTTCCTATCTGGCACCAAGAAATAGAGGACATTATTGTTCTCAAAAACAATAAAGGCACAGAAGACAATCGGGTACGTAAACTTGACTACTCAATCCAAATTTCAAAACTTTTCTACGAGCGTTTCATCCAGAATGGAGAAATTAGCTTGTTCTCACCGCATGATGTACCAGGTCTGTATGATTCCTTTGGTACTGATAGGTTCGATGACTTATATGTTAGTTTTGAACGAGATGAGTCTGTTCCAAGAAAGACTATCGGCGCACAAGAACTTATTCTGGATATCCTAAAGGAGAGAGCAGAGACCGGTCGTTTGTATCTAATGAACATCGACCATTGCAATAGTCACTCTTCCTTTAAAGATAAGATTAATATGAGTAACCTCTGCCAAGAGATTACGTTACCAACAGATCCAATTAGTCATATTGATGATGAGTTGGGTGAGATTGCACTGTGTATTCTTTCTGCTGTTAATGTGGGGAAGATTCGTTCTGATGAAGAACTAGAAGATCTTTGTGACCTTTCAGTTCGTGGTCTTGAGGAACTGATTGATTACCAAGAGTATCCTGTAGCGGCAGCAGAACGTGCTACAAAGGCACGTAGATCGCTTGGAATTGGGTTCATTGGACTTGCACATTACCTTGCTAAGTTGGGTTATAATTACGACTCACAGGAGGCATGGGATGCTGTTCATGGACTATCAGAATCATTCCAATATTATCTTTTAAAATCTTCTAATCAACTTGCTAAGGAGAAAGGGTGGTGTGAAAACTTTGGTCGTACAAAATATGCTGATGGCATTCTTCCAATTGATACATATAAGAGTGATGTCGATGAAATCTGTAGTCTGGAGTTAGTACATGATTGGGATGGTCTTAGAGCATCTATCAACGAGTTCGGTCTCAGGCACTCAACATTGTCCGCACAGATGCCATCGGAAAGCAGTTCCGTTGTGTCAAATGCAACCAATGGAATCGAACCACCTAGAGACTACCTGTCCATTAAAAAATCAAAAAAAGGACCTCTTAAGCAGATTGTTCCTCAATTTAATGCATTGAAGAATAATTATACTCTTCTTTGGGACATGGTTTCTAATCGTGGTTACATTAATGTCGTTGCCGTAATGCAGAAATTCTTTGACCAAGCAATTTCTGGTAACTGGAGTTATAATCCAGAAAACTATCCTGACAATGAAGTCCCAGTGTCCGTTATGGCACAAGATTTTTTAACTACATATAAGTACGGTTGGAAGACTTCTTACTACCAGAATACAAATGACCTCAAGAGTGATGAGGTTGAGGAAGAGAAGTCTAACTTAAATAATCTGTTAAACGAATTAGAACAAGCCGAGGAGGGAGAGTGTGAATCCTGTGCAGTTTAAGGTGTCATCAGTGGAAGATGTGAAAACAGAAGTTAAAGGTATGACTGTCTTTAATACAGAACAAGTTGATACTAAAAAGCAACCAATGTTCTTTGGCAAACCTCTGGGTATCCAGAGATATGATTCTTACAAATATCCTGTATTTGATAAGCTTACCACACAACAATTAGGATATTTCTGGAGACCTGAAGAGGTTTCTTTGCAGAAAGATCGTGGTGACTATCAATTACTGCGTCCAGAACAAAAACACATCTATACTTCTAACCTGAAGTATCAGATTATGCTTGATTCTATTCAGGGTCGTGGTCCTGGTATGGCATTTATTCCTTACTGTTCCTTACCTGAACTGGAAGCCTGTATGGAGGTTTGGGGATTTATGGAGATGATCCATAGTCGTTCCTACACATATATCATCAAGAACGTCTATGCAGACCCTTCAGAAGTCTTCGATAAGATTGTCACTGATCCACGTATTTTAGAGCGTGCTAGCAGTGTTACAGAAGCGTATGACGACTTTATTCAAACTGCTCATCAATATGATGGTAGTACTATGTGGGAACTTGCTACAGACGGACATGCCGCAGGTCAATTTGATAGACGTGAAGTAAAACGTAAACTTTATAGGGCAGTTGCTAATGTCAATATCCTTGAAGGAATTCGGTTTTATGTTTCTTTTGCTTGCAGCTTTGCTTTTGGCGAACTTAAACTCATGGAAGGTTCTGCAAAAATTATCTCCCTTATTGCCAGGGATGAAAACCAACATCTCGCTATCACTCAAAACATTCTGAACAAGTGGAAACAGGGTGATGACCCTGAAATGAAGCAGATAATGAAAGAGGAGGTAGAGTGGACCTATAAGGCATTTGATCGTGCCGTCAATGAAGAGAAACGTTGGGCAGACTATCTCTTTAGGGATGGATCTATGATTGGTCTGAATGATAAACTACTTCAGCAGTATGTTGAGTGGATTGCTAATCGTCGTCTCAAGGCAATTGGTTTGAAACCTCAGTATGACATTGCGGCAAGCAATAACCCACTGCCTTGGACACAGCACTGGATCTCTTCTAAGGGTCTTCAGGTGGCACCACAGGAGACTGAAGTGGAGTCTTATGTTGTTGGTGGTATTAAGCAAGATGTGAAAAAGGACACATTCAGTGGATTTCAACTCTAAACCGTGCTTAAATAGGGGGACATGAGTTTCCCCTATGCCTAAGAATGAATTGAAGAAGGAAGAGTTAAAAAATCGTGTGCTTAGATTAAAAAATGATGTATACGAAGAACCTGATACTATATGGCAGGGAGACCGAGATATGGCACATAAATATCTCGACAAGGTATTGAACATCATTGATGAGTATCGATATTGATTATGAGAATCCATGGATCTATCTGGGTACTCCCTTTGATGGTAGTCTTATTCAAGACAACTTTGGTTTTGTTTATAACATCACCAATCTAACAAACAATCGCCAGTATATCGGTAGAAAATACTTCTGGAAGTTTAGAACTCCAAGAGGTAAAAAACGAAAAGTAAAATCGGAATCTGATTGGAAAAACTATTATGGGTCTTGTCCAGAACTTAAAGAAGACATTGAACAATTTGGGAGACAGAATTTTAGTCGCACTATCTTGTCAATACATAAAACATCTGGCAAAACAAACTTCGAAGAAACAAGACAACTCTTCATCAACGGGGTACTTACTGAGTCCCTTGACGCCGGTATCCCAAGATACTACAACGGAAACATCCTTAACAGATATTTCCGAAAAGACTACTATGAAGGAAACGATTGATATTGTTAATCATATTCGTGAATGGGCGGTTGAACAAGTAGATTCAAAGGATGATTTTGATGACATTAAAGATCGATTTGCACTCATAGAAGAATATAAAGAATGGTTTAATCCAGAAGACGAGGATCTTGAAGTCGTATCACTTGACGAGATCACAGAAAGACAGTATGATGATTTTGTCGAATACAATGACGGCGTTGAAAGGGGTTAATCTCCTACCCATGACTCAATAGCTCAGCTGGACAGAGCAACGCTCTTCTAAAGCGTCGGTCGTAGGTTCGAATCCTACTTGAGTCGCCTTGCGAGTGTGGTGTAGCGGTAACATGCGAGCCTTCCAAGCTCTTGTCACGAGTTCGATCCTCGTCACTCGCTTTCCTCCAATTTTATTATGTCGCAATATGATTTTGGAGGTCTTGAAAGACATCCTACTAATATACTAAGATTAATTAGTGAATTGGAAGGGTCATCCCAAATGTGTAAATACATGGGGTTTCAAGATGATATGGATACTCTTAATGAAATGAAGAAGAGATATTATAAACTCTACTTCAAAACAAAGAAAGAGTATAACAATCCTCTGTAGCTCAGCGGTAGAGCCGACGACTGTTAATCGTCTGGTCGCAGGTTCGAATCCTGCCGGGGGAGTGTGACGGGGGATGAGTCCGCCCGCGACGGTGCTAACCACACTGTGACTGAGAGTTGGTTACTCTCTTGCTCCATTACAAACTGTCAATATTCTGGGTTGTGTGCCCACATAGCATATGGATAAGTGTAGTGTTTGCTCAAATAGCTCAGCGGTAGAGCACCTCCTTTACACGGAGATTGTCGGGGGTTCGATCCCCTCTTTGAGCATGTCGAATTCAAAGTATTACAAATGATTACTATCAGATGCAAAGAGTGTAGAAAGGAACT